TAAAAATATTTGCCGCATCGTTTAAGTTATCTGCAGATTCTGCAAATGAAACTCCAATATCATAATTGCCAAATAATCTATCACTACTAATAAAACCAGAAGTTATATTTGCAGCATTTGACAGCGTGTTTGCACTATTTACATCAATTCCATAATAACCAGACAATCTAGAAGAACTAATCGTTCCAGAAGTTATATTCGCAGCATCATTTAATGTGTCTGCACTCGTTGCGTTTCCTTCTAAACTTCCAACAAATTTATCTGCTGTTATAGTTGTGGCACCAACAATACCACTTCCTTGGAGATTTAAATTATCACCAGAAGCCAACTCCTCAATTTGTTTGGATGTTGGATTTGCTATAAGTGGAAATCTGTCCGTCATTACTTATTGCTGGTACTTTTTTTCTTATAATATATAGGTTTCATTCTATGGAGCAAAATTAAATAGTTCCAATACCAACAGTGGAAGAAGATGTTTTTCCTGTATCTGGATTGAAATAATATGTTGGTGGTTCAAACTGTTTTAAATCTACTGCTCGCAATGCTGCAAGTTCTGTTTTGAGTTTATTGACCTCAACATCACCATATACTCTTCCTTGCAAAACAGCAAATGCTTGTCCTTCCATCTTATCTCGGATACTTCTTAGAGCACTTGATGATGTAATTAAACTATCAATCTTTGGAGTGTTTCTTGCAATAATCGCATCTCTACTTGTTTCTGCAGTAGTAATTGCAGTATCAAGTGGAGTACAAGTACCAGCACTTGGATTGTTCGAAGATGTTCCCGTATAACCAATACCAAAAGGAGTTGTTGAACCAAAACCAACAGTAATTGTATCCCCCTCTTGTGCGTATGTGGATGATGTGGATATTGCGGGATACCCAGTAATTCCATAAGTATAAGTAATCTTAATAGGCCAAGAAGTATTGCCAGGATAATATCTCTCATAACCAGCACCACAGGCAGGTTCTGGGTATGTTGTCCTTAAATATCTTTCATTATCATTTAATTGTGCGTCTGTTTTATCCGAAAAACTAGAAGTCATCACCTCTTTCCATTGGAAAGGACCGACTGGACTTCCATTATTCACTCTTACTAACTTATGTCCAAATCCAAGTGCATCATTTCCCATAATTCCAACAGTTACTGGGTCTATAGGATTGTTTGAATAATCAAATATAGTTGCGTCAGTTTGTGTAGTTCTTATATCTGTAAAATTGGTATTGGTTGCTGCCTTTATGGATGTACCACTCAAAATTACTGATGGAAATGTGGATAAAATACCAACCGTAAATGAACCATTTGTTGTATTACCAATTGCTGCGGTACTTACAATCAAACTATTTACAGATACTGATGTGCTTATCATTGAACCAACACCAGCACCACCATAATTTGGATTCCAAACTATCTGAGATGCTATTGTGGTTCCAATACCAGAAACTGTTGTATTAAGTGCCAAAACACCAGAGAGAGTTATTGTATCTCCAACATTAATATTTCCAGTAGTTCCAATTCCAGTATGTGCGATAATAGTAGAACCAATACTAATTGAACCACTAAATTGTGTAGAAGATGCTACAATTGCTGTCGTTCCAAATCCAACAATTGAAGGTAAATTCGCAGAAGAAAATACTGTTGGATTATCTACATTGTCAGTAATTGTATCTCCAACTTGTAAATTTGATGTACCATCACTACTTAATATTGCTAAACTAGAACTTCCTATATTAATATTGCCTAAAAATTCTTTAACAATATTTGCACCATAATCCTGGTTTTGTGGTCTTCTATAATATTTTGCTCCATATTTACCATAATCCGTCTTTACATTTGGATTTTTCTTACATTCGTATATCGTATCTCCAAAATAGAAACCCCCAAATCCATAAGATTTTGTACCTATCTGTTCCCAATACAAATCACTTTTACAACCAGCAGCAATCCTAGCATCATAAGCAGTTTTTACTGATGTAATCGCAACATTAATCTCATCAACAAGAGGGATAATTTCTTTATCTATATTTTGAATAAGAGCATCAAATCGATCAATCTTAATATCCATAATTGTTAATTGATCCTTTAGCATCTCAACTTCTGCGAGTTTTCGGTCTAACTCTGTTTGTTGGTCCGCAATAATAGTTGCTGTAATTGAAGTATCACTATTTCCTACACCTATTCGTTGATTGTCTAATTGTGCTTGAAGAGTATTTACATTATTTGATGGTTTCTCATAATATTCTTGAGATTGACCGATGGACGCAAAATATTGCGAGACTGTGGAATTAATCTCTTGTATTTCAGCAATATAATCTCTTTCATTGGCCATAATAATTAATTATATTCTCTTTCTTTATAGTAATTAAACATATTTATTGGACTATTGCTTCTGTCCCAGAAGAAGTATATTGGCTATTGTCACCAGGATAGTCATTATAAGTTCCTTCATACTCTGGAATATTTTTATCTGTATCTGCTCTTTCACCATAAACAGTATAATAGCAATTTATAGCAGAACTACAATTATTTTTAATTAAAATTTTAGTTCCCCATTCAATCTTATCCACATACAATTCTTGATGTGATCCAACTGGAGTTAAATTTACAGTAATTGTTTCTGGATCTACTAATCTTCTCCAATATTCTGGTAATTCAATTACATTTGAGTTATTCAGTCTTCCTCGTACATACACATCCGCACTTGGACCTTCAATACAAACGTGCCTCAATCTCCACCCTTCCTTCGTTGGGTGTGGAATATCAAAGTTTTTTTTTCCAACACATCCTGCAATATTAACACCAGTCATAACACCATTTTTAGCAACAATGGTATTAAAAACTCCTGCTTGTGCTTGAATTAATGGGGTTATAGTAACTGCTTGACAAACCTTTGGTCCTTGTGTTATTTGTACCGCAGCATTTGACTTAAGACCAAAAATTGATTTAAATGCTGCTTGAATTTCAGCACCAATTCTACTTGTAAATCCAAATACATTTGATAATGCCAAATCGTTTATAGTTCCTGCTGTATTTGTAATGCCAGCAAAATTTGATATTCCAGCAACTTCAAGAGACACAGGAGCAGCAAGTCCCGGCAAAGGTGGTCCAATCATACAAGTTGCTCTTGCAACTCCAATCTGTGGCGTTAAACCAATATAACAAGGTCCATTGATAACTGCTGTTCCTGGAGTAAGTTTATCAGTAGCAGTCAAAAAGGACATATCTAATTGTCCAACAATTAATTTCTCTCCAGCAGTAACAACTGTAAAATCTGCCATTATTTGCCTCCAGGATTATCGGAGCAAATGGAAGCAAAGAAATTTTTAAACCTAGTAATTGCATCTAATATTTTGCCCAAAACAGAAGACTTATCGGAGTCTATTCCTGATTGAACTTCTGCTTGTGTATTCGCACTTAAAGATGCAGTGCTTCCAGTTACTGAAGCATTATTTGCTGCTGCAGTTGTTGTATTTGTTCCTTGTGTAGTGACCGTTGGAGCGTCTTGATGAATTAATTTAGATGCTTGAAATGTAATCTCTCCTCCTCCTGTTCCATCAAGAGCAACAAACCGAATGTTTGCTGCAACAATTGTAACAGTTCCATAGGGTGCAGATAGTACTATTCCTCCATTTTCCGCACGAATAATTTTTGCTGGTTCAGATTCATTGGTAATTTTTCTTCCGACAACTTCTTTTGATGTTTTATCGGCAACAATATCTAAATCACCATTTTCATAATAGATAAATCCTTGACCTTTTTTTGTTGTGCAAGAATAGTCTATCTTCCCATTATGAGGACTTTCTACTCCACAAGCTTCTATAAAATGGTCAGTCTGTCTTAAATGTGGGTCTGGAGTTGTCATACACAATCTATCACTGAGGTTACTGCGATTCCAGAGACTGCTGGAACACCAGTTGTTGAAGAATAACTTGGAGTAAATTGCATAACTGGAATGAGTTCTGCTCCTACTCCTGTGTTGGTATTTATAGTTAGTGTGGGAATGGTTTTAAATTCTCCTATAATATTTGTTGGCAACTTAACATCTACAATTGCTCCACTTCCAGGAGAAATAATTGGTTCATAAGTATTTTTACCATCAGTAATTTTATCCCCAGTTGTATATCCATATCCTGGTTTATCTACCACAACATCAGTAACTATGCCAGTTATAGAAGAACTTATTCCTGGTACTGTGCCAGTTATAGAAGAACTTATTCCTGGTGCTGTAACATTGCCTTTACAATATCCATCACCAGAATTTAGAATTATAACTTTATCAATACCACCATCTTTTTCATTCACCTCAACTCTTGCAGTTGCACCTAAACCATAATTACTTTTATCAACAATTCTTACATCTGTTGTTCCATTTGTATAACCAACTCCCCTGTTGGCAATTTGAACAGAGAAAATCTTACCGTTATCACCAACTATTGGAATTGCTTTAGCACCAACTCCGTCACCTGTGATATAAACTTGTGGTGGTATGCACGTTTTCCATCTGCTTCCAATTGGCATTCTCATTAAATCATCCTGATTCTGTGGATTAAGAACTTTAGACACACAAGATGCATTATTAAGTGCTCTATCAATCAAACCACCAAATCCAGACCCAAAAGTATCAGTTGCAGAATATAAAGGATTATTACGAAGAGAAACTTCTATTGAACTACCTGCATTGGCAGCAGTTTTAAAAACATTCACACTATTAACCATCTTCTTCCAATCATCTGCTTCTTTTTCACTTGGTCCAAATTTTGCTGCCCAAGTATGTGGTTTCTTGCAAGCAAGTCCAGTGCATTGAAGAAAACTAAAAATTTGAGATGCCAAAGAACTTGCTTGATTTAAAATTCCAGAAATTGTTCCCAACCCACCAGTCAGCCAACTAATGCCAGACATTATATCAGATAATGCATCTTCAATTGCATTCATCATTTTGGCAAGGATGCCCGCAGTCCATTCTTCGGCTGCACAAAGAGGAACATTTACTGTTCTATTCACCAAATCACTTAAAGCACCCGTAATAAAATCCAAAAGACTTGATGGGAGTTTTTCCAGAATACAAAAAATCACATCAAGAATTCTTTTCATTGCTTCAAGAACAACTTTTTGTTGAGGTTGAGGAACAACAAGACCAACCAATTTTCTAAATGCCCAAGTAATACATTTAAAAATTGTATTTCTTAAATTATTGATAATGAGTTTTACAATACCAAGTATAGACCTAGCAGTATTACGAATTTGATTTCCTATATCTACAATTTCATTTAATACAGTATCCACATAAACATTTAAATATCTATCTAATCCATTTGTAATTGCCATAAAGCTCTGAAGAGCTTGTGAGATATCTCCGATTAATCCATTTTGACAACCATTGGGTATTGTGATTTCTATATCTGCTTTTTTTGCAACTTGCCAAATTGATGCGGCATCAAATTTAAATCCATCACCATACTGAGGAAATACACGAGTAGTCCCAGTATAAAATCCAACATTTGAATTAAAAGCAATATCTACTTTATCTTTTGTTGATAGTGGAGAAGTTTCTGTTTGAGGATTTTCAGGAATAATTTCTTTTTCTTTTCTTGCACTTCTTTGAGTTGCTGGGATATTATTTCCAGGATGTCCAGTAAATGGTTTGAATTGAGAACTTTTTTCTTTTGCTATTGTCTCTTCACTGATTAAATTATTAACACCATCACTACGATATAATAATCCAATAACAACAGGTTGTTGTCCGTCGTCACCATCCAAGAAGAAACCAAAACAAGTTTCTCCACCCTTCAAATTAATAGTAGCACCCATACCACCTTGGGTGCTTCCAAATGCAGGGTCCATCATAATCTGTGCCCAAGGCAAATCATCATCTGCTAAAATGTCTCCATCAAAAGAATGACACCCTACAATTCTTACTTTGCATCTTGCTGCCCATACTTCACCACTGGAGTCTTTTTCTTCTGAAAACTGGGACTTGTCTTTCCAAGAATTTTGATTTGCTACTTGCCCAATCCACCAATAGAAACCATCTTTACCGATGTAATTGGATTTTAATAAAGCTTCTTCAATCATTGTAAATTCTACACTCCAATGCGTTTGGGTTTAAATCACAAAATAGTTCTAATGAATTTGGTGCCACTGTGGACTCTGGATGATTATTTTGATATTTTAAAAGTTCTTCCAGATATGCTTGTAGATATCTCTTTCTTTGTACGTTCAATGAGGAATTTTCTAGTTCCTCATATATGTTGTTGATAAGTTCTTGTAGTTCCATTTCTCTTATTTATTTGGACTATAAAGACCGTAACTATCACGAATTAATCTCAAACTTGTAACCATTTGCCCACCCTCAAAATGATGTCTCAATTCTTTAATTAAATAATATCCACTCTGCTCTTCATCTGATGTCATATTTGTATTTCTATCTATTCGTAGAAACTCTGCGTGAATAATTCCACCTGCTTTCAAATTTACATTACAAGGAACAACCATATTTAGTGCTTGTGTAAACAATAAATTATATCTAGAATAAGACATAGCCATATCAGCACCACTTCTCAACTTATCACTCACTGAACCATCTGGTTTTAATGCTCCCCTATCTGATGTTCTTACCATAATACGAGAAATACTATCACCAAATTCATCAGATACAGCAATACTTTCAGCACCACCCAATTTATTCTTAATTTGGTCTTTTACTTTATAAGTATACAAATCTAAAGTATTGGAATACAAATCATAAAAATAAGTTTTATTTGCATACATACCAACTCGTAATGATTTCATTAAGTCGATATTCTTTTCATAGTTATAATTTAATATATTAAAATTGGTTTTTGCCTGATTTTCTTCAATTACTTGCGTGAAAAGATAGTATGGTATATTTTCTTTATCGGCACTATTATTTTGTATTTTTGTGCTTGAAACTAAACTATCAATACTTCTAAAATTAAATCCATCTTTGTTTTCATAAAATAAGAATCCAGCAGTTCCTCTTGCTTCTTCTCCTGAAGTTCCTGAATTTTGTCCGTTTGCTGGAACTGCTTTTGGTCCCAACCAAGTTAAAACGTGAAATGGTTTGCGATTGTTTCCGATAAAAGAATAATCATTTGATGTTTGTTCTATATTTTCAGTTTTATACTTTTTAGTTTTTAAATCATTTTTAAGAATTTTAGTAACAGTAGATTGCAAATTTCCTCTATAAATTGTCTGACATCTTGAAGTCTCATTTGTTAATCCTTCACGAGAAACAAGATGTAAAGTGAACATTTCTCTTTTTTTCTGTGCATCAAGATTGCTGACTTTATAAACATATAAGTCATCCAATACAAATTCACCAAAAGCAGTATCAACACTAATTGTAACTTTTTCTCCACCACGAATTGGTAAGATATTAAACAAGGACGAACTATTCATCAGTTCTGCAATAGCAGTCACACAAGGAGATAAAATATCCTCAAAATAATCAAAGAACAAACAAGAGTTTGTAACATCAACAGTTGTACTACCATCCAAAGATTGAATAGTAAAATAATTCGGTTTAAAGGATGCTACTGATGCTGCCATTACGTTGCGGAAAGATTGGTGAGTAACATTGTTTTCATAAGACTATTTACCACTTGGCCTTCTGTTGGTCCAGGCATAATCACAGTTCCACCACCTCCACCTCCTCCGACAGGAATGAAGACTGGTTTTTGTCCTCCACTACCTCCACCCATCATTATAGGCACAATCACAGAGGCACCACCACCTGGTTGATTATATGAAGTATAATACTGAATATTTTGTGGAGCAACCGGAAGGTTCATTGGTGCTGCTGCAACCATAGAAGACATTTGAGGAACTTGCATCATTTGTGGTGATGCTGATATTTGTGTTGCTTGTTGCTGTTGAGATTGCGGTTGAAATGTCCCAGCAGGATTTTGCTGTTCTTGCTGTGGTGTCATTTGCTGTATTTGTCCACCAGGACTTATCCCATTTGACTTAACAGACTTAACTTTTACATTTCCACCAAACCTAAAAATTTGTTTTGCTGCTTGTGTTGGGTCAATTTGTCCTGAACCAGCAGGCAAATATTCAAAATGCAAATGTGGTCCTTCGGAATTTCCAGAACCTGGTGCTCCTGCTTCCCCCCCAGTATACCCAATGACTTGACCAGGAGAAACTTTAGAACCAGGAGCAACAGATATTCTACTCATATGAGCGTATCTACTTAAAGAACCATCTTTATGTCTAACTTCAATTAATGCTCCCCATCCATTGGGATTATAATTCATATCAGCAACAGTAACAGTTCCTTCTTGTATTAAACTAATTGGCGTTCCCGCACTTTTAAAATAATCATTTCCATTATGTCCAGGTCTCCTGGAAGTTCTAAATCCAGAGTTTGGACTTCCAGGAACTTCACCGCCACTTGCTTCCACATCTTCAAGTTGAACTCCTGTTGCTTGCGGATCATTTCCAGTGTCAATAGAATGATCTGGTTCTATTGTATCACTATCAGTCAATTCTGATTCACTTCCTGCTGCTTGTTGTGAGATACTTCCAAACAATCCCATCGCAACTCCTCTCTCAAATCTACTCACAGCAGCATCAAATTTATCAATTGTATCCTTAAATGTAAGACCAGAAGCAATACCCTTTTGTTTTCCTTCTTGTCCTTTTAATCGTTCAGCAAGTTTTTGTTTAAGAGAACTTCCACCTTCATATACTCTATCAGCAACATATCCACCAAGAAAACTTCCAGCCATATTTCCAACAACAAAACCAAGTCCTGGAATAGGAATGAGTGCTTGACCGATTGCTCCACCAAGCAATCCACCAGCAAGTGCTCCACTTGCTCCTGCTGCTGCCTTCCCTACACTTTCACCTTTCGCAAGACCAGTCGCAAAATCAAGTCCAGCAAATAGTGCATTACCAACACCAACTGCTCTCATACCACCTAATTTTAATTTTGGTCCTCTAATTGTTGGTTTTGGTGGTCTTACATTTGATGGCCTTTGTGGTTTTCCTAACTTTCCTCTACCTGGAAACATATTACCAACAAATCCAGCAAGGTCCAACGCACCACTAAACAAAGAACCTAATAGATTTCCTGGTCTTCCAAAATTACTTGCGATATTTAAACTAGCAAGTGCTTTTATCTTTTTCTTGTCTGGTAGTTTTAATTTTTCTAATGACCTTTTTTCTACTTCTAAAAATTTACCAAAACTATTAAAATCACGTTGAAATCTAGGTAGGGAGTTTGACCTTGAACCAAGGGAAACAATATTATTTGCCGCAGCAACTAATGGAGAAGAAAGTGTTTTTTTCATTATCCGTCAACGATATTGTAAACCATTCTAGAATAAAGAACCAAGAAATTATCAGGATTTCCTGCTGGTAAAAATGGAACTGATGGTCCACTACCTTGTGAAGGTGGAGGAGCACTTACTCCACCTCCTCCTGATTGTTGTTGTCCTCCACCACCCAAATTAATCGGCATTACAACAGGTTGTTGCTGCTGTGATGGTGGTGGTTGTGCTACTTGCTGTGCTACTTGTTGTCTTGTTTGTGTTGCTGTTGGTGCTGGTGCTACTTGCGATTTCCCTTTTTCTGTAGAGATTTGAGAAGTTTTTGGTAAATATTCCCTAACTTTTTTTGATGCTTCTTCTTTTGTTACACTTCCATCTTTATTCAAATCAAGACCTATATTTTGATCATAAGCAGTTCCAGTGTATCCACTCATTGCTCCTTTACCAAAAAGAACAAAATCATTAGGTTTTCCTACAGCAGCAGGAAAAAGAACAGACATATAAACATCTGACAAAGAACCACCTTTATTTAAAGTTCCCCCAAAGTATTTGTCAACATATTTAAGTTGCTCTGTCCTTGTCATTTTTGATAACGCATCAGTAGAAGTTCCTAATCCCTTTGCTGTTTCTGGCATAAATTGAATAAGTCCAGTAGCACCAGAACCCTCTTTATTTTTTACAGAAGGACTAAAAGTTCCTCCAGTTTCAAATCCCATAACTGCATAAAGATAATCTTCTGGAACATTATATTTTTTAGCAAGTTCTGTAATTCCTTTTGTGAAAGAAGTATCTTGAGAAACTTCTTTGGGAATTGTTCCTGGAGCATAAGAAGATGGTCCAGTTGTTTCGGGAGGTTTAGTTGTTCCAGGTGGTTTTGTTCCACCACCTTTACCAGAAGAACCAGGAGGTTGTTGTTTTGGTTTTGTTTTTCCAGATTTAAACAAATTGCTAATTGCATTTGCAAATCTATCAACAATTGAAGAAAATCTATCAATCGTATCACCAGGAATTTCGGGTGATGCCCCTGCTGCTTGTGCCTGTGGACTATCAGAAAGAGCATTCACCGCACCAGCACCAAGAGCACCAAGTCCTAATGCACCAGCACCAAGAGCAAGCATTTTTCCTTTTCCACCCATCATTCTTCCTAGTCCTCTTGGAGCAGATTTCCTCAATCCACTGCCAGGAATATCAACATCAAGATTCAATCCTCCACCACCAGAAGGTGAAGCAACAGGAAGATTGGATAATTGTTTTACAATTTTGATTATAACTTGACGAATTAATTTTGCAACCTCAAAACTTTCAGTAAATGATTTTTTAAGTGCTTCTAAATTATTTCTTACCTTATCAATATTTCTTTTATTTCCAAAGAAGTTTATAAAACCTAATGCAGTCTTATAAACATTTAAAAACTTACCAAGAATTCCAATTGGTTTTGCGTCATCTACTTGTTTCAATCTTCTTTGATAATCAGAAGAAAACCCTTGGAGTGTTTTATTAATTGTATTCGTTACATTATTATTAATATTTGTAGATATTGTGCTTACGATACTACCTGTTGCTGAAGGTGCTGGTCGAGCTCCTGTTCTTTGAAAACCTACAATTTTATTCGCAGCACTATTCACAACAGAAGCACCAACTACAGAACCACCTGAAATAAAGTTCTGTGCTGCTGTTTTATTTGTATTCTGTCTTCCTACTATTTTTTCTGGACTAAGAACAGAACTAACCATTTTGTTGTTGCTGCTGTTTTAATTTTTCTTCTTCAATATGTTGCTGTAAAAGTGCTAAGTAAATATCCCTCTCCCAAGGAATAAGATTTTCTATCTCAGTTAATGAATATTTATGGAACTGCATTAAGGCAAAATTAATTCTAAAATATGACTCTAGTTCCATATGAGCCATACTTAACCGAAAAAAGATGTCAATCCCTCCAACGTAACTTCACTTTCTGCTTTAGTTTTTGGATTTGTAACTTTTACGGTATGAGAAAGTCTAGGCATCGTATCAAAGAACCTCTCAATTTCCTTAAACTGATTTGGTGTTAAAGTTTCAATCCAATCAGTCAATTCTTTTTTGGTAGAATCCGCAGCGGACCAACTTTCCTCTGCGTTAAAAATAACATCAATACAAGAAGCAATTATATCAAAAGACCTGTCAATACTTGATGAACTTTGATTTGAACTAAAATCAAAATTAGTTTTAATAAATTGGTCCAATGAAGGATACTTCATTCTCAAAACCAAATCAGTATCAAGTTGAATGTCTCTATTGTGTTCTGGATCTTCTTGAACTTGAATTTGGTCTATGAAAACAGTCACTGGAACTTGCGTTTCTCCATCATCACCACAAGTTACAATCAAGTCAAGACTCTCTCCAACTGACTTACCACGAACATTTAAGAAAATATATTCAATATCAAAAGTAGGTAGTTCTTCTACTTTAATTCCTTTTGTCAAAATGCAATCTTTTAATACTTGCTTGATTGCATTTGTAATTTCTTTTGTGCTTTGACTTTCAAGAGCAAGAATTAATATCTTTTCTTCTTTGACTAGAAATGGTCTGTATTTAATTGTTTTTCCAGTTGATGGTAAAACCAAATCATACGTTGGTGTAGAAATCTTGGGTAATGGCATAATTTATTCAGTCATTAAATTTATTTATTTGGGCAAATTGCCGTAATTCTTTTCCATCACATATCTTATATACTGGAATGTGACTGTTGTTTTTACAATTTGACTTCCCTCATAAGTCAAAGGCATCGCAGTAATATTTGTTGGAAATGCTTCAAGCATTCTATAAGTTAATTGTGGTGGGAATTTTATATTTTTTGGGTTTGAACTATCAAAATTTCTCTCAAACTTTGTAATTGATATAATTCTCTTATAATCATCTGGGTATCTAAAACGAAAGAAATCTGTTCTATCTTTTCCCAAATCATCTCCTTGTCCTATTGGACTTGGTGGTAATATGCCAGTTCCACCATACAATGGATTGATATAATTCATCCATTCTTCAAAAAGACGAATTAAATTATATTCATTATCAACATAAAAAGTCATTGTGAATTCTGGAAAAATTCTTCTCGTTGGAAATCTTTCAATCGTTCCTTGACGACTTCCCATTTCTTCAGTTACATCAAATTGTACTCCAGGAATAACTGCTTCCGCACAATAAAAATCATAGATAAAAGGATTTGTTCTATTGTATTTGGGATTATTAATTACACCAGATTTATCCAACCAATCCATCAAACCACTTTTATCATTCGTCAAATGTAATGATACTTTAAATTGACTAGTAAGAGATAAATTAGCAAAAATATCTCTTGCCGAAGGCAATCCATTTACTGAATCACCTTCAGTCATCTTAATATAAAATGGTCCTATTTTTGGATTTCCTCTTCCTGGAGCTGGAACAGCCATCTATAAATATCTTTAAGTGTTTATACTATGTATGCCTCGTAACGAAGATAGTAAATATAGACAGGGGTGAATGGAAATTTAATGTGGGCAGCAATAATGTCTGGGGAGATAATATTGCATAAGACCCACACCATAAATAGTAGTACCCCAGACATCAAAAAATGAACTACCTAAAGGTTTATTGTAATCTTATTAGGAAAGCAGAGAACAGAATTGCTCCTGAAGGTTATACTGAAAAGCACCACATATTTCCTAAAAGCATTTATGGAAATAATAATAAAATCGTAGTGCTTACTGCAAAAGAACATTTTATTTCACATATATTATTAGCAAAAATTTGTATTAAAAGATATGGGTTGTATCATAAAAATACTCAAAAAATGTTATATGCTATAATTAATATGAAAGGTAAAAGTAGTAGATATTATAATTCGTACTTGTATGAAAATGCTAAAATAAAAAGAAATGAAAGTATAAGAGGACAAAATCATCCAAATTATGGAAAACCTAGATCACAAGAAGTTAAAGATAAAATAAGTTTAAAAAATAAAGGAAAACTTGCTTCTGATCCCAAAGGTGATAGATTTAAAGAATATAGAGAATTATATGGAAATTTTTGGACCGGAAAAAAACATACCGAAGAATACAAAAAACTAAAATCCATAGATAGATTAAATTATTATCAAACGAAAGAAGGAAAAAAACAAAGAGAGCAAATATCACAAACTTTAAAACAAAAAGGTATAAAACCCCCAAATCATGCAATGGGACTATCAAAAGGAACTAAATGGTGGAATAATGGAGTAACCAATAAAAGATCTATTGAAAGTCCTGGAAAAGATTTTGTGCCTGGAAGAATAAAGGGAGAGTGGAAATGGAGTAAAAATAAATGAAAAATTACAAACAAGGAAAATTTATACCGAAAAATCCACAAAAATATGATGGAAATCCAACAGAAATATATTTTCGTTCTAGTTATGAATTAAAAATGTTTCAATATTGCGATTTAACTGAAAGTGTAATTTCATATCAAAGTGAAGAATTTTGCATTCCATACCGTTCACCAATAGATGGTCGTATCCATAGATATTTTCCAGATATGAAATTGAAGTATAGAGATAAAGAAGGCAACAATCGAACTCTTGTTGTTGAAATCAAACCACAAAAAGACTTAAAAATGCCTGAAACAAATCCAAAAAGAAGAACAAAGTCTTGGGCATATTCAGTTAAAATGTGGGCCATCAATCAAGCAAAATGGGAAGCAGCAAGAGATTGGTGTGCTGATAGAAAATATGAGTTCAAGATTTTTACAGAAAAAGAATTGGGGATTCCAGTCAAATGATCGCAGATGATATCAGAAAGCAAGCAGGCAACAAATATCGTAGCACTGATTGGTGGACCAATTCACTAATGAATGAGTTGAGAAATCAACAAAAAAGAGATATTAATGAAGCAGATACTGGATTTATAAAACCAGGTGATTTGGTTTTCTTTTTATATTCCGCAAAGTATCCACAAAAATATGAATACTGGGATAAACACCCTTTGTCTTATGTTTTAGACATTAGTTTTAATGAAGGTTGGTTTCTTGGTGCAAATCTCCATTACCTCAATCCACAATACCGTGGAGGTGTCGCACAATCCTTTCTAAATAAAGAAGGAATTGTAAACGCACCCAAGAAAACTTTACACAAATACCTCTTCTCTGGGGTAATGACCGAATTCTTTAAAGTGCCTGAAAAAGAATGGAGAGAGGTATCATTACTTCCAACAGAGAAGTTTGTTGATAAAAGAGGTCAACCAGTATTTAAAACCAAAGTTTGGGACGCACCATAAATGGCTTATGAATTATTAAAAGACAAATATTATGTGTCTGGAATTTACCAACTTGGTGTTCCTCTTGGTTTTGGGTTGAGGTATAATCCTACAAATGGTGATTATGAATTAAAACAGTTGGGTCTTGGTGGTAGTTATGATATTGGAATTGGATTAGCACAATTGTATAAAAATGGAACTTGGACGAGTGATGCAATACAAGATCCAAAGTTGTTTATAAATAATGACCCGACCAAGATGACCCCACTGGCGCAACAATTGTCTGTGGATATGAGAAAGAAGGTATATGCAGCATATCAAGCAAAAGGGGGCACTGCTGGTGGAAACGTAATTAATGCTACCGCAAGACCAGCAAATCAAAATAGTCAAGCAGGAGTAAACAATAGTTTTCCAGGAACAAATCCAGGAATAGCAACAGCAATACCAGGAACAGGTGCATTAGCAGCACCACCAGGACAAGGAAATATTTTCGATCCTGGTTTAGGAAATATCACCAATCTCAATTTTAGCAGTAGCAATGAAAAAGATATTTTTAAAACTGGTCTTTTATTGTATCCAGTTGACATTTTAAAAGAACAACAAGATACATTACAAATTACAATGTATCGTTATAGAGCACCATTGGAAGGTGTATTTTCTGGAAAAGTAGATACAAAATCAATATTCACAAAAGGATTGCAAAGAAATAGTGCTCTAAAAGAAGCAATTGCAACTACTATTTTGCCAATTCCCTCTGGCATTCAAGATAATAATGCTATAAGTTGGGGTGATGACTCAATGAACAATATGACTGCTGGTGTTGCTTCGTATGTAATTGGAAACCCAGGACAAGCAGCAGCAGGACAAGCAGCAACAGCAGCAGGTGGAGCAGCATCGAGTGCATTGGGAGTTCCATTGCCAATACAATCAATCAACAACATAGCAACATTATTAGCAGCTGGTGCATCCCCAGATAATCCTATGTTTAAAACTGCAATTGTTTCTTTACTATTAAAAAATGCTGGGTTTGAAGTTTCTCCAGAAACTATATTAGCAAGAGGTGCTGGAATTGTTCCAAACTCAAACTTGGAACTACTATTTCAAGGACCAACACTTCGTCAATTTGGGTTCACTTGGCGTATGAGTCCAAGAAGTGAACTAGAAGCAAAAAATGTAAAAAGAATTATTCGTTTCTTTAAGCAAGGTAGTTCCCCAAGAAAAGTAAATTCCCAATCTGGTGCTGGTGCTAATTCTCTTTTTCTTGGAACTCCAAATGTTTTTAAACTTTCATATAAAACAGCAGGAAATAAAGAAATATCTGGATTAAATAAATTTAAGATATGTGCTCTTGTCAATATGAGTGTAGTTTATGCTCCTGATGGTCAATGGGCTGCATATGATGAAGGACAACCAGTATCTTTAACAATGAATTTAAACTTCCAAGAAATTGAACCTGTATATGAAAATGATTACCAAAAAGATATTTTTAGTGATCTTGTTGGTAAAGATGATTATTCAATAGTCAACGACGACGATGTAGGGTACTAAAAAATGCCGTATTTTAAAGAACTTCCAAATTTCGAATATATTGCGAATTTTCCTAATCAGTCATTTAATGACGATTATGTCGTAGCAAAAAATATATTCAAAAGAGCAAAATTACGTAGTGATATTGCAAATGCCGTAACTGCTTTTAACTATTATCAAATTATTGATAACGAAAGACCAGACCAAGTTGCTGCAAAAGTTTATGATAATGCAGACCTGGATTGGGTAATTTTAACAACAAATAATATCACAAATATCAATCAAGATTGGCCGTTAGATAATAATAGTTTTTATAAGTATCTTATTGATAAGTATGGAAGTGATGAAGAACTTGGAAAAACACATCACTGGGAAACTGTTGAGTTTAAAGATGAATATGGACGTGTTGTAGTTCCTGGTGGTTATCAAGTTGACCCAGCAAAAGCACTATCAGTCACCACTTCTGAAGGTCAAAACGATTATATTTTAAGTGAGTTTCCAAATGAAAATACAAATTATAGTATTACAATAAACTTAAATCAATATCTTCCTGTTTATAATGGTGAAACAGAAACCGCACAAGCAATCATAAAAGATATTGATCTTAACTCGTCTACATTAAAAGTTGCTGGAAGACAAAATAAAATTGATATTAGTGTCACAAATATTTTAGATAATTGGCCTACTAGTTGGGGAGGAAATACTACAATCAAGGGAAGATCTCAAAATACTAAAATTCAAGTTCTTGATATTGCATTTGAGAATGATATAATCCTTAATCCATTATTATATGAAATTGTAGGAGAAGAAGTAAATGGTGAAATTGTCCCTGTGTTTAAATTTAGACAACAAATCTAAATAAAATAAAAACCATATGTCTATCCCAACTCCTATAAGTGGTGTAAAAATAAAAATATCAACCGACGTTCAAGCAACTTCTATCACTGACACAAATGCGTCCAAAGTATCAACTTCATCAATTAAAGAAGTAAGTAATTATGAATATGAAGTTTTGGAAAATGAAAAGAAAAGAAAAATATTAATCCTAAAACCAGAATACTTATCAGTCTTTGTAAGTGATATGAAAAATATTATGAAATATGCGGAATCTTCACAATACGTAGATCAAAATACTAAACGTGGTTATAATCCAAAAATAACTGGGGTGTGAACCCTACAGACAAAAAAATACCCCCGATTTTTTTCGGGGGTAAAATGGATTTAAAAGTCGATTTTGAAATCAGGAGTTTGCTAGCTTAGAAAAATAGCTCATTGGATCATCCTCGTCTTCGTCATCATCACTAGAAGCAGAAGAACGAACTGAAACAGATTCCTTCACAGGACGTGAAACTTCAACTTCTTCATCTTCATCAATCGTTTCAGGGTCTTGGAACTTGGGAGTTCCCTTGAGACCAAGTGTATAATCAAGACGTTTCTTCAAATCTTCATAAGACTTGAATTCACTTGGAGCAACAAAATCATTTAAGTTGTTGAGTGATTTGTAGATTGCTTCCAGTTCATCATCGTCATCAAGAAGAGCAGAAGGTGATGCAAATTCAGATTTATCATAGTTCCAATAACCATCTTTCTTCACCAACTTCAGTTTGAAGTTAGCACCCTTCCAGAAATCAAAAGGATTGATTGGTTCTTCATCATCAAACTCTGGTTGCATAGAAGCCATAATCTTATCAAAGATTTTCTTACCAAACTTATAAAGGAACACTCGTCCTTCATTCGCAGGGTTCGCAGGATCTTTTACAACATAGATGTTTGCGAAATACGAAAGCTTGCGCTTGCGATCACGAACAATATTTTGATTATCTTTACTACCAGTATTCCAAAGTTCTCGGTTTGCTTCACATACAGGACAGTTTTGTCCCAAAGTTGTGAGACAGTTATCAATCAACCAACCACCAGTTCCTTGAAATGCGTGAGACCAGACCTGAGCCCAAGGTAGATCACAACCTTCGGGAGCAGGAAGAAAACGGATTACAGCAGAACCAGTTCCACCTTTATCCATTACAGGTTTCCAAAAACGATCATCATCTTTGGAACCACCGTCGTTGAGTTTTTCAACTTGTTTGATGAGTTTCTCGGTCAAAGAACCCAGTTTTGATTGCTTCTTCAAATCAGCAAATGACATTTGTATTCTCCGTATTTTTTGTATTGAGAGTATTGGATGTATTATCCGTATTAATTATAGCAGATATAAGGTCAGTCGTCAAGGGTCTTTTCGAGGTTTTCAATCGACTCTTCCATCTTCGCAAAGAATGTATTGATATTGTCTCCTGGTTCTAATCCAAATAATAAAGCAGAATCAAGAATTCGATTCTTCATTTCTATTGCTTCTGGATCATTAGATAGGGATAATCTAAAAATAAAGACTTTTTGTTTTTCTAAAAAATTCTTCATTGTTTCTAGAAGGTCCTTTTTTTTATCCGAATCGGAAAAAGGAATTTCAAATAATTCACTAAAAAGTTTGTGTTGAAGTTCATCAAGTTCAAACAAAGATTCTCTGACCTGTTCTGAATCAAAAAATCCACTCATAAAACAATCTCCTTGACAATTTGTTTATACTTTGCTACATCAATATTTAGAAAAGGTTGATACTTGCGAATTCTCAGACTGACGGTTTCCCACACTGGGTCTGTTAGTTTCTTATCAAACTTTTTCACATAACCCAATATCATATCCAATATAACCATTGTCTCCAAACTGATTGCTTTTTGAAAATACTTTTTGAGAATTTCTGGATGTTGATTGTTTTTTATCTCAAATAATTCCACAAAACTATCTTTGTTTATAAAGATTTCTGCTTCTGTTTTGAATAAGTAAAAAAGACTTTGAGATTTTTTCAACCAATTTGTATAAACTTGTTCTCCATTCTCAATGATTTCACCAATCCATAAAGATTGAGTGTCATTACATTCTGCAAAGTTTGCTACAAAATATGCTTTGATTTCATCATCATTTTTCTGTCTAGAAGTTCGTTCAAAGAAATACCTATCCTTCCTCTTATGAAAAGAGTCCAGAGATGCTCTGGACTTTCCACAATATTTAAAGTAATCGTAATTTTCTTTTGTAAAATGATTTTTGAATGCTAAGTAAGTTTTATATACATCAAAAGGAGTCACAATGGCAATTTAGCACGAGTAGTTTTTTTCAAAAAATTCAATTCCATAGCATCATTTTTAAGTTTCTCTTTCAATGGTTTAGAAACTAATTTAGATATAGTATCAATTTCAATGCTATTTTCTTCACAATATGTGACGATTGCATCAATATAATTGATTTTGGATTCTTTAACAATATTCTCTATATCCTGAGCGAACTTTTGAGGACATAGAAACTTGTTATTTAATTCTTCCTTGAGTTTATCATTCATACTGCTGAAGTTTATCTCTAACAAATTCTCTAATATATTCGGTGAGTAACTTAATGTACTTTCCTTTATCATACTCTTCATAAATTTCGCATTCTCCATTTTCACAAGCCATAATGATGACAAATTTCTTTACCATTATACCAGTCATTTCATATAACATGCAAGCATAAGCAGCACATTGAACGAAATAATGCTCAATCCAATCTCTTGGTTTTGGTTTCTTAGAAGTTTTAAAGTCAATGACTGCTAATTCACCATTGTATTCGGCAATACAATCAACAGTTCCCGCAATACCTAAAACTTTGCTATACAAAGAATTTTCAAGTGCGTGAATATTATTTATCTTATTCAAATAAGGTTTCGCAATTCCAAATAACATTTGCGAAATTGGAAGAACCTCAGAATTAAACTCTTCATTCTTCAAATACATTTCAGCAAGTGTATGCATATCAGTCCCACGACTGGTTGCTTGCTTTGTGATTTTATTTGCTTGTTCTTCTCCTACTTTTTTTCTCCAATCAGCAAAGAACTGACGGTTCTTATGACTGGTTACAGAAGTAATGGAGACCAATTTAATTAACTGGTCTTCATTTGGAACCTTATAATAACGAACTCCATCAATGGTCTCCCTCTCCAATTGAGGGAGATTCAAATTCACATAATTAAATCTTTCTATTTTCTTTTGCTTTGAACCATATAATTCATTATATTTTTCAATTAAAGGATTTGACATCACAACCCGAGTTCAAGTTTTGCAGTAATATATTCTTTCACAAGACCAGAACGAACAATGTCATCAACACCAAATTCGACCAGTTCGAATGAATCCATTTTTCTCAAAATATTCATAAAGTCAACAATGCCATTTCTCTCATTTGCTTTTACTAAATCAGATTGAGTTGCATCACCACAAAAACAAATTCTACTATTTTCACCAACACGAGTGATAATAGAATCCAATTCGTGAAAATTAAGATTCTGCATCTCATCAATAATGATAATTGAATTATCAAGTGTTGTACCACGAATAAAAGATGTACTCCAGAACTTTACAGTTTCCTGAGATTTGAGATTACCATAAAGCATCTCGAAATCAGCATCACTTGGCATCTGGAACATATACTTTACCATATTCTTATAAGGAATTTGATAAAGAGCAGACTTATCATCGTGGTCTCCTGGGAGAAAACCAATCTCACGAGTTGCTACAAGAGAACGAACCACATAGATTTGTTCGTATGGTGTTGTCTCATCAAATACATCTTTGAGTGCGTTGTAAAGAGTGATAAATGTCTTTCCTGTACCAGCAGCACCATAAGCAACTAAATGCTTACCTTCCTCGTATGCCTTAAAAAGTTTCCTTTGATTTTCTGTAAGAGGTTCAATATCAACCAAATAGTCAGCACTAATTGGTTTTCTTTTTTTCATTTGCCTAGTCGTCAAACCAACTCCAATTGGGTGGTTGTCATTGCTCCTTCTTTTTCTTGCCATAGTTAAATAGGTTTTACATTTGCACCTGGGACTTTTGAAACCTTGTGTAGGACATCATTCCATCCAGGGTTTCTTCTGATATGTTTACTTAATAAATCCCCAACCTCTCCTGGTGAGGCACAACCCTTAGACCAATCTCTATGCCATTCTGGATTGTCTTTATACCATTGAGTAATGTCATGAACACTCATTTCAATTACTTTTGTTTCACCAGTTTCTTTGTGAATAATTGGATATATTGCCAAAAGTTATACCTCCATTTTATATAAAATTATTTAGATCAGGGACTCAAACGTGCCTTATGAAGACGCTTCTCTTCATAATAACTAAAAATCTCAGGAACCCATTCTTTAATGATAGGGACCATTGCCTCACAAAGTGCCTGAATTTCTACTTGTGCATCCAACTTTGCACGAAGATCGAGAAAGTGTAGTGCAGCACGAAGAGAGAATGAGACTACAAAGTTCTGACGAATATTTTGAGGAAGATAATCGCGGAGATGTTCTTCTGCCATACCACGAGTATTGTAAC